AGAACAATCACAGTAACCGGTGGCGTAACAGGGACAACGAGTTCATTCGATGGATCTGGAGATGCTACATTGGTAACTACACTCACAGACCTGGATGCAGCCAAAATCACGGCTGGAACACTCCCGGCGTCTCGTGGTGGTACAGGAACGACGACGAGTACTGGATCGGGGAGTGTCGTTCTTTCAGACGCACCCTCTTTCACTGGCGACGTCACTTTCGACACAAATACACTCAAAATCAACTCGACCAATAATAGAGTCGGGATCGGTGTGACACTTCCGGGGTACACTCTAGATGTCGCTGGTGATATAAACATTCCCACGGGTGGTGAAATCCGTAAAGGTGGGGTTGTACAAACACTCGGTAGTATTTTTTCAACTGACAGTACAAAGGCGTATTATACCGATGGACCCGTCGGTATTGCGAATGTAGAAGCTTTGACCACGCAAACACTACAAGTAGGGGCGAATGTCGCGGTTAATGATACAGCGAGTGATAAGCTTACCGTCGTGGGAAGTGTGTACGTGACTAGGAACTTACACGCTGTCGATTTAGTAAAAACATATGAAGTGAATTGTAACGCACTTTTCATTAAAGATGTTCGGGTGACCAATCAACTACCTGAAGACGGTAACGATGCCGGGTATACGCCGAATGTATTATAAGTTTATATCAGGGGAATTAATATATCATTTTTAATTAATGACAGCGGTTGGGTCAACTATTCTCGGTCGGGGCATTAATTCGCAATTTGGATATTCGGTAGCTATGAATTTCGCAGGTGATCGTATTGTTGCGAGTGGTATAGAATATAGTAGTTATCGGGGGTATATAGGTATATGGAATCTCGTTAATGGGGCGTGGGTTCAATACGGAAATTATATAGAAGGACCATTACCTGCTGGTAAATTCGGACACTCCGTTTCCATGAATTATGCAGGTACACGGATAATCGTAGGCGCACCCGACGTTAAAACCGTCTACGTCTACGATGATACTGGTTCGGGGTTTCCAGTAGATGCCGATCATGTTATATCGCGAAGTGGAAGTCCGAGTTTCGGGTATGCTGTTTCCCTCGCAGCTGGTAAGGGACTTCGGTTTGTAGCAAGCGCACCCGAATACGGTTCGGGTGTAGTCTACGTGTATCAAAAAGTATCCGAATCGCTCGCGAATGGGTGGGCATTACAACACACAGATGATGGATCGAATATATATAATCATGTTCCCGTTACTACTGGTTCATATATACGATTAAACGCTTCATTTAATCGATACGGACATTCGGTCCATATGGCCGCATTCGGTAGACATTATATCGCAGGTATGCCTGGTACGAGAAAAGAAAGTTATCCACCGAGTGACCATAATGGTAGTGGTACGTATAACAATATAGCGTATTCTACTAATTTTACTACCTACCTAGGTGGATCTAATTATAGTACCGTTCCTTTTTTTTACAATAATACAAGCAACGCTATTAGACCTCAGTATCAATTAAGATACCCGCAGTATCAAGTTGGGTACGTTAGAGTAAAAAAATGTCCAGATGATGGAAATTGGACCTCTGGTGTTACGACAGTCGGTGGTACTAATAGTACATCAGCTGGTGAAGGTGGTGCTGGGACAATTAAAGGTCCGAACGAGGCTAGTACTGTTCTAAGTGGTTGGAACGATTACCAGGGCGATTCCTTTGGGGGGTTTGGGTCAGCTGTTCAAATCTCACCCGACGGGAGTAAACTCTCCGCATCTGCACCTGGCTGGTCTAATGGTTCGTTTACAGATTCACACTCTGGAAGACTTCTTTATTATGAATATAATACTATCAGCAGTAGCTGGACTGAAGGTACACGACCGAATTTCAATACGTTCATACAAACGCAGCACGGATACGCTTTAGCCATGGGATCTGATGCGTCGCGTATATTCGCAACTATGTATGATGGTACACAACTGTTTTTACCGTACGATTATTCGGGTACGGAGTGGTACCGCGCAGCGGAGCCTCAATTGGGGGCTTCCACGCATGTAGGGCAATTACAGGGATTTTCGATAGCTACGACGAGTGGTGACCGCGTAATAACTGGTAGTCCTGGAATGCCAGGTAATGGATACACTACTAGAGTCGGAGAGGTTCGTGTTTATGAATACCCCTTAACGAGTGTCTTTAGGGGGAACTCATTATTCGAAGGGTATATTAAAGCTGATGAGATTGTCGTAGGGTCTACGACGAATAACACAAATACGAAACGAATATTATTTGGTGGTACCAAAGGTGATAATGTAGTTAACGCATCAACCATGGAAGTGGTACATATCGGTACTACCGGGGAGCGCGATTCGGAAATACTCACATCGAAATGGTATGGGCCCGATAGCGATGGATCTATGGGTGTTCCCCACGGGTCTGAAACGGTGGCATGGACTGACACTATGTCAAACGATCGGTTTTTATATGGAGACCGATTACGTTTAAAGGCACCTAAAATAGAGTTTCATCTACAACCATCAAATGCGTACTATGACGCTCAAAAGTATTCTGAACAACCGATCATCACGATCACTAGCCAAGATCCCGGACTTGTAGATAACAGTAGTTTCCCCCCCAGGTTCCTCACCAACATACGATCGGGGAGTACGACATCAACGAAATATGCCGGTCTACGCCTCACTTCTGCGAGTACAAATACGTGGAATGGGGATACACATGGTATGCCATCCGATGGAGATTATTATACGTTCACACCCGCGAACGATGGATGGTTACGTTTATATGGTGGGGCTAGTGGCCAGGGAAATATGACCGGAAATTACGCAGGATTACAAGTTGGAAATTTATACATTAATGGAACCGCAACTGCTACAATGGACGTTGTCGTAACTTCCGACAGACGTCTCAAAACAGATATCAAAAGAATAGAAGGTGCTTTAGATAAATTAACCAAGATCAATGGGTACACGTATACACACAACGAGCAAGCTTCATCTGGGTGTATGGCCCAGGAAGTAAAGGAAGTTCTTCCAGAAGTTGTAAGAGGTTCAGAGGACACGGTGTACGCACTCGCATACGGAAACATGGCAGGTTTGATAATAGAAGCTATAAAAGAATTAAAAAGTGAAATAGATGAACTTAAATCTTCTCATGCTACTGTATAATGTCCGGATACCCGATAAGTTTAACCGCTCTATCTGTATCCGATGGTAAATCAGCACCACACGGACTTACCGAATTGCGGGGTACAACTTTTTCGGATGGTACATCGGCACCGGCATCCGGGACTATTCGATTTCTTGATTTTTTAAATAAATCGTTTGGTAACACCCCCACCGTGTATCCTGCTAGACTTCACGCTTCGTATCCAGCAGCCGACGATCAAGTAGGTTCATCAATTTCGATTTCTGGGAACTATGCTATCGCAGGGGCTCAATTCGCGGATCCATATGGAAGATCATCTGCGGGGGCTGCGTACATATTCGAAAGGACTTCAACAACCTGGGTACAAAGGGAGATACTTATCGCTTCAGATGCAACTGCAGGTGATAGTTTTGGAATAAGTGTTTCTATTTCCGGGGACTATGCTGTTATAGGAGCTAGTGGTGCGGATCCAAATGGGTCGAGTTCGGGAGCTACGTACATATTCAAAAAAGCTGCTGGAGGAACATCTTGGTCGCAACAGACAAAACTTACCCCCGCAGGTGCAGTCCCGGGTGATAAATTCGGAGAAAGTGTTTACATTTCCGGGTTAGACGTTATCATAGGAGCTAGTGGTGCGGATCCAAATGGGTCGAGTTCGGGAGCTGCCTATGTATTCGTAAGGTCTGGATCAGATTGGTCACAGCAGGCAAAACTTACCCCTACAGATGGCGAGTTCGCTGATAGTTTTGGAATAAGCGTTTCCATTGATGGAAATTATGCTGTCATAGGAGCCTATCGCGAAGATCCAGGTGGAGTATCCGGGGCGGGATCCGCGTACGTATTCTACAGATATTCTACGTCTTGGTCACAACAGGCGAAACTCGTGGCTTCCGATAAAGGCACAAATGACCAATTTGGACGTAGTGTTTCCATTTCGGGGGGGTATGTTATCGTAGGAGCTGCTTTTGAAACTTCTCTCGGTTCGGCTGCGGGATCTGCGTACATATTCGTAAGGTCTGGATCATCTTGGTCACAACAGGCGAAACTCGGGGCTTCTGATACAGTCTCAGGTGATACCTTTGGGAAAAGCGTTTCCATTTCCTCGGCAGGTTATGCTATCATAGGAGCTAGTGGAGCGGATCCAGATGGACTATCCGGGGCGGGAGCTGCTTATGTATACGTGAGGTCTGGATCATCTTGGTCACAACAGGTGAAACTTATTTCTCCGAATCCAGCTGGGGGTGGTTATTTTGGGACAAGTGTTTCCATTGATGGGGACAGGGTTGTCGCAGGAGCCCCTCGCGAATATATAAGTACAGTGCGCGGAGGATCTGCACACGTATTCAAACGGGCTTCAGGTACGGCAAATTGGTCAAACCTGACAGGGTAGACACGAAACTCTAAAAATGTAACACGTGATGTTTTGTCACGTGGTACATTCATAATACTTACTTCTTAACAGAGTCCATCGCGGCAAGCGCGAGAACCCCAACGATGAAAAACATGACAACGTAATTGCATTCCGTGGTTTCATCGATTGTGGGCTGAGCCTTTACAACCCTTTTCTTCTGTACTCTTTCAAATTTTGGATTCACAACTTCTCGCTTTCGGGGAGCTGCCGGGATTTCGAGCGGGTCGTCGAAATCTATAGGAGCATACCCTATCATTTATACTATGTTCACAAATTAATTTCAACCTTCTTCTTACGACCACGCTTCGTCTTTGCCGCCGGCATTTTAACTTCCTTCACTTCATCATCACCTTCATCCACGACACCACATTCTGAGACAATGTCGGATATATCATCACCGTCATCGGGAACATCGGGTGTGTACTCGACGGATCTCTGCATGGGTGTCGTGTTCATGGGAGGTGTCGGGGGCATCATGATACTACCCATCAAGCTTGAAATGTCGAGACCAGGTCCCTTCATTTCATATCGATCACCCGAAGGTGCCGACGAAGGCTGTCGTTGGGATTGACCCGCCATCGTACTTTGAACCGCGCTCATCATGTTATTCACCAAATCCGGATTTTGTTTCATGACATCATTCACATTCGGCATAACCGATTTAAACATGCTATTCGTGAGATGGAACATCATAGCACTTCCACCGAGCATCATTATCAATTTCACTTCTGGGGCGACATTCATCTTCGTGCGATACTTTACGAATAACTCTTCAAACACTTCATCATAATCATCTTGGGTTTCCATCACATTTTCAGACCAGCCTTCGAGTTGAATCTCGAACGGGTTATACCGCTTATTAAGAAACTCAAGACCTGTGACACACGCGACGAGCATGCGCCTAGAAAACTTAATCGATTTATCGACATCAATACTATACGTGATTCGTTTCACTTCCGTTCGTAGTTCATCAACGGGTGAATACGCATTCAATCGTTTATTTACGTTAAATCCTCTCTTTTCGAGGCGACCGAGTTTATTCACCAGGTCGGACTTTTCCTCGTCAATCGTCTTATACCCGGGTGACGGTACATCTTCCTGCGGTTCCATGGAGTCGTACCCCATACCAGGTCCGTTATCATATGGTGTATCATCCATATACTCTCCATGATCGACCGCCTCTTCTGCCTGGGGTGGGGGAGGTGCACTCTGTTTCACAGGGTTCGCGAAGGCGTCGACATCTTCTTGTAGACCCCCTCCCATCGAATGGTGTCCATGCATTCTCTGTACATTCGGAGGGGCATGTGTGCGTGGTCGAGAGAAATCTAATTGTATTTCATCCATCATGGCTTGTTCGTTATCATCTAACTTCATGACAGATCTAGTCCCCCTGTCGAGAATAATTTCACCGTCCATTACTCTGTATATTGAAACTAATCTTTTCTCTTTAACGCACTTTATAAAAAAATCTCAGTACATAACAAATGAAACTTAACAATACGAATCGGTCGACGCTGAGAGCTATCGCGATTACACTGCTGCTATTGGTAGTCATCTCCATGCTATTCAAAGATAGACGTAGTATGTACGAACCCAGGACGATTTCAATCGAACCCGTGTCTGAGATGTCATTGTCAAGCTTGAAGAGTAGCCCCGAGTGTACTAACGACAGTGTGTATTCCACGAGTATGGGTGGTGTTTGTGGTGGACAACAACTTGTACAAGATCACGCCAATTACAAAATTGTAGATTAAATATAGTAAATACCTTTTCACTCTCCATTTAAATTTAGTATAAATTTTTAAGTGGATAATTTCTGTGTGTATTATAAATGGCACTCGTTACAGCGCCTCAGCCGACTATCCCCGATTTCGAACACGAATACCATACGGTTATCGTTGATACGACAGATCAGGAGAGTGCCCAAATGACAAACGGGATTACCGTTTTTTTACCTACACCTCTTGAAAATATCGTACAGGTTCAATTAACGGCCGCCCGCTTCACTGGCATTACCAACACTACGAATATTATCCACGTTTCGATTGACGAATTGAAAAATACGTTTTTCCAACGCGCGAAGAAAGACTTAGATGGAGCCGATAATCACATAAATGGGTCTTTCGGTTCGATCGTCACTGCAGGTGCAACAAGCTTGACATTCAAAAATGAGTATCCACTTGTTCAGCAATATATCACACCCATCCGTAAACTCGATCGACTGAATCTAAAATTATATAAACAGGATGGTGATGAGGTTGCAGATGCCACAAAGGCTTTTATGGTATTTAAATTTATCTGTAAAAAAAGAAATATGATGTGATCGTTTCAGGGCGTTACGTATATGTAATTTAAAAATAACATTAATATAATAAGCATGTCATCGGGACTCGTACAGCTCGTAGCCGTAGGTGCCCAAGATGAACATATTATAGGTGAACCTGAAATATCATTTTTCACGTCCACCTTCAAAAGACACTCCAACTTTTCACAGTCTGTAGAAAAACAAACGATACAAGGGGCTGTGAAAGGTAATTCCATGTCATCAATCCGCCTCGAACGAAACGGCGATTTACTTGGATACACGTATTTTACCATTGATAATAATACGAAGGCCGTCGATATTCAGGATTGGGGTAGAATAATCGATAAAGTCGAACTTCTCATCGGTGGGCAAGTTATAGATGCACAAGATCACGATTTCACCGAGAAAATTGCGATTGATACATATGCTCAAAACGTATCTAAGAGTTCAAACGGTACACATCCAGGTGCGAGCGCCCGGTCGTATTTCTACCCGCTCCGATTCTTCTTTTGTGAAGGACCACAATCAGCACTCCCGCTCGTAGCCTTACAGTACCAGACTGTCGATCTACGCATTTACTGGGGACCCGATGCCAGTGACTATAACGTAGAAGCATATGCGAACTATTATTACCTGGATAACGAAGAACGCGGGATTATGAATTCTCGAAAGCATGATATTCTCATCACACAAGTTCAGAAAAGTGTTCCTTCCGGCGAACTTACACAAGAACTCACGTTTAATCATCCGGTCAAGTATATCGCGTGTTCTAATACAAATTCAGAAAGTACGTTTACGTCTATCGATAACAAAATTAAGATGAGTATTAACGGAACTGATATTAGTGCATTTAAATGGGCGAAACCGCATTTCGTTGATATCATGACGTACTATCATACAAATTTTGTCACGTCTCCAGATTTTTTCATTCACTGTTTTTGTCTAAACACGAGTTCTCTCCAACCATCCGGATCCTTGAACTTTAGTCGTCTAGATTCCGTGAAAATTCATAGCGAAAGTAAACTTATCATCGACCCGATTTACGCAGTAAACTATAACATTCTCAGAGTGAATAATGGCATGGCGGGGCTCATGTATGCGAATTAAAATGCGATACTATATTAAATGCCGAAGAACTTGAGTACTGTCGGTGGTGCTACGAAACTTCGTTTCGGTAAAAACTGTCGAGAAGACCAGGCGGAAAACTCGATCGTATTCAATGCGAGTGAAGAAAAGATTGACGCAACAGGTGCGAGTGGTTTGTATATCACGCCACTCGAATTAGCATCTATTTTTACAGGTGTAGGTTCGGATGACACGACCAATACATTCGTCGCGTATAATCAAAGTACACATCAACTTTTTAGGACACAGGTCCCTTTATCTATTTCAGCACTTTCAGGTGCCGGAGGAAATGGTGGAGATTTGACTGTTACCGGGAACCTTTACGTTACCGGAAACGTAACATCGGTAGGTACAATCGCTAATATTCATGTCACCAACACGACAATCAAGGATGGGCTCGTCGAAATCGGTACGAATAATACGGATTTAGTGAATTTTGATTTGGGGCATATCTACAATAGACCTGTGGGAAGTTCGAATGTAGCCGTGTGTTACGATGCGAGTGCTACAGAATTCGTGATCGCGTATACTGACAGTAGCGCTATGGAAGTTTCCAATATTGTCACACTTACAGAAGATGACAAAACGATGAACGTTCACGTGTACGGTAAATTGTACACAAACTCGAACATCGGGGCTGCGAATACAGCACCTGTACACACCCTCTCTGTAGGTACGAAGTGTTTTATCGATGGTGATGGGGATTATTCGAACGTTATCGAAGCGCGTGGTAATACGTACACGACTGGGAATGTATACGTCGAAGGCGGTCTCATCACGAATACGGGTGGTGTCACTAAAAAGACGTACAGTCATCAAGGTACGTACGCTAGTGGTACATCAGTCGAAAACGCAAAACTTACATTGACGTTTTCGCAACACGCCTTTTACGCTAAAATTGTCGCACAACTCCTCGATAACCTCGATACAGAAGTGAGTACGATGACCCTCGATATAGCCGGTGGTGAACGTGGTGGTGACGCGACCCCGTTAGCTATCGCGATGGGACCCATGTCTATTTTCGGAAATACAAACACAAACCCGTGGAGTTCTACAGTTGACATAGCACCTACAACAGTTGCCATTAAACCCTCCTTTAATTTGACCTCCGGTAATTATAACATTTTCGTCGAATACATTTCCCGTAATACAGCCGGTGAACTTACGAGTTTGACTGTAGGTACTGGTTCGGCTATCCCATTCGGATACTAAATACACACTCTCTCCAAATGACCTGTTCGTCATTTGCAAAGATGTTTTTTATATAAGCTAAATATAGATGGCGCATACGAACGTCCAGCTAGTTTCAGGAAACCTCACTACAGGTGGAGAGGATCCTACGTTTTTCATTGACAGGGTTAATAACAAGATTGGAATAGGAGGTGTACCTGACACGAGTGGTGACGATTCGTCAAACGTTTTACAAGTTACTGGGAGTATGCTCGCCACGGCATATCACGGAAGTGGGGAATACCTGACAGGTATTGAAAGTTCACAATGGTTACATAATGCGGGTGACGCTACGAAAATATACTATAACGGTGGAAATGTCGGCATCGGAGTGGATAACCCGAATTCGAAGTTAGTGGTTGACGGTGATATAGATATCACAAACGGGAGTTTGAAGACGAACGGAACTACTGCTATATTCAGTAACTGGGCGACCGATACTAATGGAATTAATCGCAATGGAAATGTTGGTATAGGAGGTGACGCAACCGCTACAAATACACTCAAAGTACATGGCGACATTTACGCAACCGGTGATGTCATAGCATCTTCCGACAGACGTCTCAAAACAGATATCAAACGCATCGAGAACGCACTCGATAAGGTGTGTGCCATCGGAGGGTACACGTACGTGATGAACGATAAACCGTCCACGGGCCTCATCGCACAAGAGGTCCTAGAGGTTCTCCCCGAAGTCGTACACGGTTCAGAAGAGACAAGTTACTCTCTCGCATACGGGAACGTCATCGGGTTACTCGTAGAGGCTATCAAAGAACTAAAAGAAAAAATCGGTTAATATAAATGACGAGCTTAAACGCCGTTTCGACATTGTTCGGTGGTACGGCACCTCACGGCCTCAAAGAATTATACGGAGAAAATTTCGATGATGGTTCCGCGACAGGAAGCTCAACATCGTCTGCACCCGCTTCGGGTGCTATTAATTTACTAGCGTTTACTCATAAAATACCACCGACTGTTGAAGCTTATGGTACATGGACGCATATTGCTGTTCCATATTATAATGATGGAGGTGTACAGCTTCAGAACAGATGGCGAATCAACCCACGTGTTTACAACAACACGTCTATGTACAGTCATGGACCTCCAATCTCGTCCAGTGAATGGCCTAATACCATACATACGGATGAAGGTTATCTTACACCTACACAATGGTACGACCTTACGGGTGGGGGTAATCCTGCGGGTGTACAAAACCCTAGACCTATTGGTGTAGTATTTGTGGATCCTTTTTGGAAAAAGACAAGGAACCAGACTACATAAACCTTAACTCACATAAAATGCAGTACATTTTATCTAAGCTATTATAATGGTCGCGACGACAAGCCATATATTTTCAGGGAAGGTTGATATCGCGAGTAACCTACAAGTTGGGTCGTCGCAATTATTTGTCGATACCGAAAATAACAGGGTTGGTATAAAGACAGTCAGCCCAGACGCGTCTCTTCATGTCGTCGGGAACGTATACGCAACTTCGTTTGAGGGGGACGGGTCACTTCTCACTGGTATAGCCTCCAATCTCGAAGAAAGTGTTAATAGTGGCAATGTCACATCAAATACAGTTCAATTTACAAACCCTAACACGGGTATTGTCACGACGGGTAATGTTGATGTCGGTAATAAACTTTCTGTAGCTAGTCTCACACCTGGGAGCGTACCATACATCGACGGAGAAAATACAGTAGCAGACTCGTATATTACACAGGGTGTGAACACAATCTCCATCGCATCAGATTTAGAAGTTACGGGAAATATACTCATAACGGGTGACTCGTATAAAATAGATTCACAATCACTCGAAGTGAAGGATCGTATTATCGGTATCGCGTATGACAATACACTGAGCGGTGCGGATACGGGTATTCTCATGGAGTACCCCACGAAAAACATAGGTCTCATACACCACGGCGCATCGGGTAACCCGTACGCACAGGAATTCACGATCGGGTATACGCAAAACACAGCGACAGATACGACAATACTAAATGACCCGGCAAATAAGATCACTGTGAATGTTCTCGGTGACCTCCACACACAAAATAACATGACTGTCGATTCGGGTGGGAGTTATTTCGGCGATGGTACGACCCTTACAGGGGTTGCCCTCTCGGCCGATATGACAAGTAACGCGTTACGCATAACAAATATTGTATCTGTTAACGATACACAAACTGGGTTAATATCAGGTTTACGAACCGACGTTACAACCCTCACAACTGCGAATACAGTCCAGGCGAGTTTGATCACTGGGATCAAAACAGATATGACAAGTAACGCGTTACGCATAACAAACCTCGTGACTTCAAACGTTGATATATGGTCGAACCTCGAATCGAATGTTTTGCGGATTGAAACGCTCGAAGATGCCAATACGGTTCAAGGGGTCTTGATTGCAGACCTCACAACGGACATGACAAGCAACGCGTTACGCATAACAAACCTCGTGACTTCAAACGTAGATATATGGTCGAACCTCGAATCGAATGTTTTGCGGATTGAAACGCTCGAAGATGCCAATACGGTTCAAGGGGTCTTGATTGCAGACCTCACAACGGATATGACAAGTAACGCGTTACGCGTTACAAACCTCGTGACTTCAAACGTAGATATATGGTCGAACCTCGCGTCTAATGTTTTACGAATTGATGATCTCGTAGCGTCGAATACAGTTCAAGGGGGTTTGATTACAGGCCTCACAACGGATATAACAAATCTCGACACAAATCTTACGGATAACGCATCGCGCGTGGATGCACTCGTGGCAACAGACGCCGTCTATGCTGGTCTACTTTCGGGTCTCCGAACAGATTTAGACGATACGTTCATCACTAAAACGAGCGACACGACCGTAATAAGCTCAAATCTTGAAGTGACGGGTAATATTTTCATGCGTGGTGAGCGGTTTATTATCGAATCTGAAACGACACTTATTAACGATGCGATCATAGGAATCGCCAATAATAACACTACATCCACGACCGATGTGGGTATTCTCATGCAGCGCCCCAATGCGAATGTTGCACTCGTACACCACGGAGGAACAGATATATTCACGATTGGGTATACACAAGATACACTTGAAGCGACAGATATAACGAA